CGTATCATTCCTTTTCATTTGCTGTTATGTATTGTTTGCATAAACACGGCATATATTCCTTTTTCTGATACATAAAACAAAATACGGCTATTTATTTGTTAAAATTAACTGAAAATTTCTCTTTGTTATTGACAAGTCAAACAATTTGTGTTATAATAGGCAAGCTAAGTTAATTTACGAGGTGTGGCTCAGTTGGTAGAGTACGTGGTTTGGGACCATGGGGCCGCAGGTTCGAGTCCTGTCACCTCGACCACTACCGACGAATCCGAACTTATTTTGTGCAAAGAATGGTTTTGGAATCGTCATAAAGATACCGGGTAGAGTTTAATTCTCCACCCGGTATTTTCGTTTTATACAGTATTTTCTGCGGTTTTATTCGTTTCGCTATCAATATATGCCGCAATCTTTGAGTTCTTTTCCCAAGTCTTCTTTGCTTCCGTCAGAACTTCATCGACCCATTTTTCAAGAGTCTGTGCCGTAACAAATATTTTAATAAGTCGAGGGAGCTGCGGATAAATCTTTTCGATTACTGTTGCCAGCTTCAAAGTGCCGGTGCCACCGCCGAACTCTTTTTCGGCTTCTGTCACGAGAGCGTAGAGCATCTTATATACGATACCCTTTTCGCCTTTGAAAGCGAGATACACGAGCGATGCGATTACTGCGATTACCACAAGGATAATATCCCAATATGCGAGAATAAAATTGTAAAGATTCATAACAAGTCCTCCTTATGCTTTTGTGAATGTACCGACATCTACCCAGCCGTACACATTCGATTTTGAGCCAGATGTTCTTATCAAGTGGTAAGGGTGTTTGCTCTTACCGAGCTGATAAATTGCCGTGATTTTTGCAGTACCCGGTCTGCAAGAACTGCCGTTCTTTGCGTTTGCACTCCAATAGTGAGTGTTGCCGTTAAAGGTTACGATGTCGCCAACCTTGGGTGTCCACTCTTTCTGGGGAGCAGACGGAGCTGAAACCACAGGAGCAGATTCGTATGTGATATACGGCAGCTTACCGTGTTTTGTCCAATTTCTACGATTGTAGCCGGGGATTGAGCGATTACAAGCGGTAATCTGTACACAATTCTTCCAAGCCGGAGTACACTCGACGGCAAGACCGTCGCCGATATAAATGCCGATGTGTCCCTTACACCATACCGCTTCGCCGACCTCGATATTGTTAAAATCTGTGGAAAGATTACTACACTTGGCAATCATTCCGTCAGCACTAATGTCCGGCACACCGTTCACGGCATATTTTGCACCGCCGTATGTTTTGGTCTTGTCGCCATTCCAGCCCCACAGAACACCCTTGATAAGACATACACAATCGAATCCGAATGTATCGGCAGATGCCGCCTTAATCATAGCCTGTCGAGCTGCCTTTTTGTTGTACGAGTGATTATTACAATACCTCGTTTTGTTGGCTGATGTCATTGGAGAGCCGAAACACCCCATAACATACAGGGTCTTATAATTTGTCGCAATGTCTTTCAGTTTTGCTACCAATTCGAGATTTGTCATTATTCGTTACCTCCTATATCGTCCCCGGTCAGTTCCAGACCGAGGGACTTTTTTAATTTGATTTTGTTTTCAGCCTTGGCTTTATTGTAGTAGAAGCCTGTCCCTGTTGCAGTTTCGGCTGCAACTGCTGGGATTAAGTAAGCCAACGGAGTTAAATCCATTGTTTTCCATATCATATAGCACGAAAATGCTATGACGAATATGTTGATAGCTGATACCACAATAAAGATTTTCTTTGAAAATTCCACACAAAAAACCTCCTTATGTTACGATTTCCCAAGTTTTCACTTCTTCGTTTATGTCGTCGATAAATGAATTACCTTTGAGAGCTTTGTAGGCGATATACAACAGAACAAAGTTTTCTTTTTCATATTGTCGTATAGTCTTGGTGTCTTTGTGTCGATAGTATATCTCCAACATTTTGCTTCGCAGAAGACATTTGATTCCGTCAGCAATTTTCTTGAAGAAAATCACGATACCAAGAACAAATCCTAACAAAACACCCATTTCTGTTATGAATGTCACTATTGTAGAAATTGGCATTAGATTACTTCCTCCCAACCATATATTCCCGGTTGCCATACATTGCCGTCAACCGTAGATACCCAATGTTTTTCTCCGTAGGAAACCTTGTCCCCCATAGCATAAGCATCGTGAGAGCCGATAGGTTGCGACCAAGCTGGGTATTCTTCTGTCGGGTCGCCCACCTTTACCCACAGGGAAGCGGAAACATCGGGAGTCCAATCTGCCTGTGAAGTATGAGCCTGTACGCAACGGTATAATTCCTCGTGATACTGCCTTAAATCTCCGACCTTGTATGAGATTTGTTCCTCCCAAGGTGAGAATAAGTCAGTATGTTCTACCGCAGTAACATCATCAATAGAGCCACTTTCTGCGAGTGTCACAAACGCTACCGAGGTTGCGACTTCAACACTACCCTGTCGTGCCGATAATCGCTCCGTAGCATTACGATTACGCAGATTTTGCTCGTCGGTTGAATAATGCTTGAACATAAGTATTACCTCCATAATTCTTTATAGTATTGGTCCATTCGTAGAATGAGATTGTGAGTATCGCCATAGGAAGCGTGAGCTTTCCAACTCTGGTAACAATGGTCCACTTCGGCTTTTGTCATAGTACCCTCTTTGACTCTTTCGACAAGTCTGCGTAATTTTCTACGCTCGTGAGAGATACGCTCTGGACGAATCTTCTTGACGACCTTTCCTGTATCGGTAAGTCGAAAACTGAAACCAAGGAAAACAATGGGTTGACTCAATGGTGACAACTGTGTTTTCTTTTCAGATAATCGCAAACCGAGCTTGGATAGTTCGTTCTCAATGTCTTCACGGCATTGTTGTAAATACTCCTTGTCGTGATGAATGAGAATAAAATCGTCCATATAGCGTACATAATGCTTTATGCGTTGCCGTTCTTTTATACGGTGGTCGAGATTGTCCAGAACTGCAAGTTCAACCAACTGCGTAACCTCCGAGCCAAGCCCCATACCAATGTGAGGGTTTTCACCTTGGTTGAAACTGCGTATAATTCGAGAGGTTTCTTCAACCGCCCAATCATCGTACACTCTTTCAGATATAGCCTGTATGGCTACGCTATGAGGAGTGCTACCGAAATAATTTTTAAGGTCACATTTTAGCACCCAACCGTCAGTACCATACTTTCTGTAAAACTTCTGCATATGACAAACTAATCTTTTACGAGCGAATAATGTTCCTTTGCCTATCTGACAAGCTGCGTTGTCGTAAATGAAAGACTTTGATACATTTTCATATAGATAGTTGTCGCACAAGCTACGCTGGAATACACGGTCCTTAATACGAGTGCTGATTATATCACGCTCTTTTGGCTCAAACACCTTAAATTCCGAATAAGGCGAAATCTCGTATGTACCGTCGTAATGTGATGCTTTGAGCTTTTGCACATTAGCCAGACCGTTCTTCAAATAACCGGCTACGCTATCTTTCCACATTACATTCTTTCGGCATTTCCACATCGCCTTGTACAGATTTTCAAAACTACAAATTTCGTCTTTTACTGTAAAATCATCAACTTTTATAATATTCATAGATTAAATAAATTGGTCGTTGTGTATAGTCGTGCTTACTTATGGAAGTAAACGACATCAACGCTCCTTTTTCGCCTACTTTCATAGGACAGGGTGACAGTTCCTTGTGTGAGTGCATTGATTTCCGTCATTTATGACTTACTTTAATACGAGCTATTCTCACAATCTGGGGCGACTCCGTTAGTGTTGTACGCATTGTTGTTGTTGATGTTACCTGTCGGGTTAACATTACGCACATTGTTACCGTTGCCAGAGTTACACGACCGAAAAGCATATAACTGTCAACCTATATCCTTATATCGTTCATTGTCTGATTTTCGCCATTGCCGTAACAGTTTTTGCACCTCTGTAATGAGTTTCGTCCAATACTCAACTCTATCAGATTCGATGCCGAAAGTCCTGTAAGCAATGTCAACCATACTCAACAGGGAATATGTCGAAGCAATCGCTTGCATCTGATATGCTTTGCGGAGCTTTAAGTCTTCCGCAGAAGTTACATAAACGGCATTGGCTTTTGTTGCGTTATTGTTAATTTCGAGTGCGGCATCTACGATTTTATTGGTGATACACCAGCGATAATGTTTTGGAAAATTCTTTTCATTGGAACATATCTTAATGGTATATACCGCAAGCTCATTCGATTTTGTGATAACGACCAATTTGCCCTCACCACGCTTTGATTTAACTACTGACATATTTCCCTCCGAGTATTCTACTGCTCCTGTCGGAGCAGATATTGGATTTTAGATAATGTTGCAAGCTGGGGCGACTCCGAAAGTGATGTACGCAGTGGTGCCGTAGATGTAACCTGTCGGGTAAACGTTACGCACATGGCAACCGTAGCCAGAGTTACACGACCTTAACCACCAATAGGTAGCAGCACCGCCAACCTTTGATTTGATACGGTTTGCATCTTCTCCTGTACCAGCCGCAGACAAGTCTGAATTTTCTGAATAGTACGGATAAGGTGTACCCTCATTGATACCATTCTCGTTACCACCGTAAACTTCACCTCTTGAAATAAGGAACATAAGCTCGGTAGTATCTTCGTAACCGCCACCGTCAACAACGGTACTTAAAGCATTTCGTTTTGTGACTTCACCGATTACTGCAAGGAAATCCGCATCAAGACCATTCAAGAAACCATTTTTTGTTGAAGCATAGTTCACAGGACGGTCATAGATATTTGACGGATTCCACCAAGCACTTTTCTCTCCGTCGGAATTGAGCCATTGTCTGATTGCAGATTGACTCCACCTGTTAGAGCCGTATCTTGCTCGGTGAGTATGGTTTGTGTTTTCAAGTGCAGTACCCTCACTACCCTCGGTAACACCTACCGATTCGATTACCGTAGTGCTTGTCTGACTCGCATAAGTCGAAATCTTACACTCTGCTGCCTGTTTCTGATAGCCCCAATCAAAGACTATCTGACCGCCAGCCGGGACAGGTTTTGTGATAGTGAAGTAATAAGTTTTGCCGCCACCGTATGCCGTATCATATCCCGAAAGCAAAGTGAAATTATAAGTACCAGCCGGTAATTCAGTTTCAGCATAGTACAGAGCTTCAATAGCATCGTACATAAGCGAATCTGAAAGCAACGAGTGAAGCTGAATCGTCATACTGTGAGTCTGTGTATCATCGTTTGGAACATCGTGGTCGAAACCGATAATATCCCATACAAGCTCTCCGTATGTTGCGTGATTACAAATAAGCTGGTCGCCTATTGCGAAAGTCTTGGGGGCAAGACCAAGGCGAACAATTCTCTGTACATCTTCCCACGATTCAACAACGATTTTTGCTACACCGCCCATTTTTTGTGTAAGCTCGTCGATTGCCGATTTCACATTATCAGCATCAAGACCGCTATCGGAATTGTCATAGGACACATTTTCAGCCTGTAACAAATCGCCTACACGGTCCGCTGCCGCCTGTGCGTTTCCAGCCGCAGTATTGGCATTATCTGTTGCAGTATCAGCGTTCTTTTTGGCAGTTTCAGCATCGGCAGTAGCCTTGTTAGCTGCTTCCGTAGCGTTCTGGGCGAGGGTAGCTTTTTCATCAGCCAAGGTAGCTTTTTCATCAGCAAGAGCCGCCTTGGTGTTTGCGTTTTCTGCTGCGGTATTCGCACTATCCTTTGCTGAAAGAGCTTCCCTCGTAGCTTGACTTGCACTTGCGGTAGCATTATCCGCATTGGTTGTAGCCACATTAGCATTTTGAGTTGCCTGTTCAGCTTCCTCGGTAGCCGTAGCCATTTCATCAAGAGCCGTCATTGCTTCGGTTAAAACTGTTTCAACATTGTCAGCTTCTTCGTTGGCTCGGTCTGCGGCATCTTTTGCAGCCTTTGCGTTGGTGTCAGCAAGTGTAGCCTTTTCACCGGCAAGAGCTGCTTTTTCGTCAGCCAGATTTGCTTTCTCATTTGCGAGAGTAGCCGCCGCATTTGCATCGTCGGTCGCCTGTATAGCTTCCGCTTTCGTAGCAGTAAAAGAATCCAATAGCTGAATGAGCAAATCGTAGTTCTCGTCTTGGGAAACATCATCGCCCAAATAGGCAGCTTCTTCGACCGCAAGGGTGAACATCGTTGATGTGAGCTTACGACTTTCTGCATCGACCACAGTTATGTCACATTTAACATTGCCGTCGAGTTCGAGAATCCAATTTACCAGAGGTACAGTAACAGTACCGTCTTCGTTTACTGTTCCAAGGAACGCTTTGGCTGCACCGTCTTCACGGAGAGCGTTAATGGTTACAGTTGATGTTTTTACGATTTCGAGCTTTGTACCCTCGTTAGTAAGGGTAACTTTCAGAAATCGAGAATTATCATCGTTCTGCTTGGCTACAATCGCTTGGAACACATTGGCTTTGGCAACATCAACCGATATTTCTCTAATTATCGAAAGTAATTACTCCTGTCTGATTCATTTTAGGATTGCCCTTTTCGTCCTTGGCGGCATAAGTTTCGATAAGTTTCGTTTCTTCCTGTCGGAAAAACGAAAACTCGGCTTCAAAGGTTTTACAGAGTGCATATACCTTTTTAGCTTTCGGATAAGGCAATTTCAATCTGCGTATGTCATTCAAAGGTGACATCGCCTTTGTGAGTTTTGAGTAGTTCATAATATCCTCCTTATGGTATAGAATTTAATTCGCTTACAAGAACATTCATCATATAAGCCGTGATTTGTTGCCCCTTGGTTACTGTCGGAATGTATGTTCCGTAACCACTCATTGCCTGTATGGCAATTCGGGCTTGATTATACATTGCCGCCGTAAAATTATTGCCGGAGTAAGCTCTTGTAAAGCTATAATCCGATAGGCTTGTGCCGTGAGCATCGTCCCAATAATTTCGGAAAGCATTGATTCGAGAGGTAAAATTATTCCACTCGGTTGCAGTAAGATTAAATGTACCGCCTTGCACTTTCGCATAAGTCCAAGAAAAATTACTCGGTCTGGTTGCTGCTTGGGGAACTGTTATCGATATTGTCGTTGTCCCGGTGTTGCCAGTATCATACGCTCGAAACCATATATAATACTTTGTGCCAGCCACCACATCGTATGTGAAGCTGAAATTTGTACTGCTACCGCTATCGTCGTCATATTCGAGATAGTCTGTCGGCTCACCGTAAGACCAAAGCGATGAAGTGCTTATCCAACCTCGGGTGTCAATAGACCCAGAGGAGGATATTGTAACAGTTCCGCTTTCTGAAAAATATACAGTTCTGCGATACAATTTACAGGCTTTCAACGAAACACTTTCTGTTTTATCAGCCGACAAAGTCCCATAACTCGACGAGCTGATGTCGTAAGGCTCGGTTACATATAATGTTACCGCCCCGGAGTCTTCTCCATTATAACTTCGCACATAAATGTTATATTCGACTCCGGCTTCGACATAATATTCAATATCGAAATTAGTTCCGTCACCGCTATCATCGTCAGAAGCGATTTCATACAATGGTCCAGAGTTTTCACTATTCCAATCGTATTCATCACTCAAATAGCCTATGGTGTCAACATCGCCGACGGTATAGAAATGAGCATAACCACTATAATCGAAAACTACCGTATATCGATGTACATTGTACGGTTCTAATTGATAATTCCCGGTTTCATAGTTGTAAATATCTACACTTTGAGAATAAGTGCTAATATTTAATTGTTCTTCTTGCCAAGCCGACCACCCGGAATCACTCCCACCCTCACTTTCACCCTCTGCACGAATGAAAATATCTTGGTCACCATTATAGGTAAACGGATTATCGTAGCTATATTGAACTGTTCCCGAGGTGCTACCTAAACGATATACCCACCTTGTAAAAGTACAGTTGTCGGCTGGGGTAGCCGTAAATTTTACAGAAAAAGTTAAACCCGTTGTGGTATAATAATCGTCGCCATAATATCCTCGGTGGGTGAAATACGAGGTATAAATATAGGTGTTGTCGATACATTCGTCTTGGAAGTAAACTGTAATGCCATAACTCATACAAATTCACCTCACCCGAATACTGCTACCGACGACCCAGAGCCACCCTCAATACCGATTACATCGGCAACTGAAAAATCCCAAGTACCTTTCGCCCAAACGGTGTCGTCTGTAACATCTACCCCCATAAAGTTGTGTCCATACACATAAAAGTTCACATTGGGGACAGAATTGTAAACACCGAACAAGCAAGTGGTATCGTTAGAATGGTCGCTATCGCTTGCTGACGAATTGAATATTCCGAAATCTCCGAAATTTCCATTGAGTCTTGCCGTATATCCGCTATAATTATTTTTCGCATATAGCTTCGTACAAGCCAAATTTTCGGTGTCGATGTAATCCGCACTAATCGTGCCTGTGGTGATATTTGCACCGTTGATTACTGTACTACCCTCGGTTTCCAAATCATCGAAAGTTACCATTCCAGAAAAACTAACCGATGCACTATCAATCGTAACACCATTGTATTTGATTCGGATTGTACTGCTCGTCGTACCATTAGAAGTGGTAAGGGTTATACCGCCCTCGATTGCTTCTTCTGCGGCAGCGTAGGCTTCGTCATAAACCTCGTCTGTTTTTACATATGATGTAAGTTCCAGCTTGCTGGCATCAATCGTCACAGAGCTTGTATCGCCGTTGATAGCAGCGATAATACTCGCACTATTGATTACATCGCCGTTGGTTGTTTCGGTAACGAGTAAGCCTATTCGATTATTGACAACCTCAATCGCAGAGTTCATTTCGGTAGTAGTCGAATATGCGGTTAGCTTTTCGTCCGTAGCTGCGTTTGCATTGTCCTCTGCATCAGAAGCAACACTATCAGCATAAGCTCTTGTTTCGGTAATCTGTTCTGACACAGAAAGAGTAATACTGTTAGCTTTCTGCTCAATCGCAGAGTTCATTTCGGTAGTAGTCGAATATGCGGTTAGCTTTTCGTCCGTAGCTGCGTTTGCATTGTCCTCTGCTGACTTCGCTTGGTTTTCGGCATAGGTACGAGCTTCACCAATTTTCGATGTAAGCTCACCGTCGGCAGCCGTAAATTCCTGTCGCAAAGTCTGGGAAGTTTCGGACAGTTCGTCCTGTGTAACGATATTTTGTGTAAAATCAATGGCAAGTCTGTCGGCGGTAATGCTACCAGCTTGAATGTGGTCGGCAGTAATCTGAAAAGCCGAAAGAATATTCAGAACGGCATTTCCGTTACGGTCTATACCATTCTGCCATACAGTTTCGTCGCCCTCCCATTTATCCGTCCAAGCAAAACCTCCGGCTCTGAATGTATAAATGATGCTACTGTCTTCTTTCTTCGGCTGGTCGTGATAGTAATACACGGTCGAGCCGTCTTCCAAAATTTCCTCGGTAAAATATAAACCAAGAGAATTTACAATAGTTTCATTAAGACCGATAAGAGCCTGTTGTCTTGTAGTAGCGTTCTGCTGGTATTCTTTAACCTTGGATTCGAGTTTGCCTTTTAATTCACCCAAGCGTTTTACACGCTCACATCTTTCGTTGTACTCGGTAAAATCAACTTTGTTTACGATTTCTCTGCCGCATTTCACAGGGAATCTCTCGTCGTATTCGTTCACCGAAGCTACTTCGGCAAGAGCAAACCCGTGATGTCCTGTTTTCACGACAACAATGTCGCCTAATACTACCGCCTTTGTCGTGAACTATATATGTACCATAGCCCTCGATTTCGACTTCCGTTCCTTTCGGAAGAACAGACCAATCAGCAGCAATAGTTACACCCTCGACGGCTCTTTCGCCAGATGCGGTTAATACGATTTCGTTGCCGTATTTATCCACCGGTCGATTATAAGCCCAGCCGTTACAACAAACACTACACGAGCAATATGCCGTAGCCTTGAAATCCAACCATTCGTAAACAGGCTCGGTATCGGTTAAGGCTTCTTCGCTATCGACTTCCTGTGCTGATACGGTGGGACAAGGCTGATTGTTTGCGGCTACACTAAATCTACCGATTATAAAACCGAACAACCATATAACCACAACGACACTTACCAAAAATGTATAAAATCTTACATTGCTGGTAGGTCTTTTTCGTTTTGTTCTCATAACATCACACTCCTTGTGGTACAGGCTTTCCGTAGGTAGCTCTATACCATTCTCTGAATCGTTTTTCATTGTCTGGATTTTTGTAAAACTCTTGCATCTGTGTGAACAATTTATCCACAAGAGGTTTCGACAGATTATCGGTCTGCCAAGAGGAAAGCTCAATTTTCGGCATTGGTAGCTTCCTTTGATTCATACTCTTTGAGTATAGTGTCACACAGATTCAAGACTCGTTTCGCCTTGGGAGTCGTGAGTACACCAGACAATATGTAACTCATTTCCGAGGTCGGTACGCTGATTTTGTATTTGTGGAGTTCTTTAATCAACCATACCTGTGTTTTTCCAAGGGCTTTTAGTCTTTCTCTAATGTTCAAGAAATTTCACCTCCTTAATATTTGTGATTTTTCTAATCGAAACCTTGACAAATTAGAATTTTTGTGTTATTATTGTTATTGCTAATAGACAATAAAAGACACATACCCCTCCAAAAATGGCTTTTTGTATGAGGGTTGGATTTTTGTTGTCAAATTTAGAGAATTTCGATTACGATTATTATTATAGTCGAAAAATTCTAATTTGTCAATACCCAATTTAGAATTTTTCTAAAAATATTTTTTAAGGAGCATTTTTATGGACATTTGCTTGGAAAGAATCTTGGGTCTTCTTGCAGAGAAAAACATTGCCAATGCTGAACTTACAAGCTATTTAGGTTGTGCATCATCAGCCGTGAGCGAGTGGAAAACCGGGAAAATTAAAACCTATCAGAAATACATCGTGGAGATTGCTGATTACTTCGATGTGTCGGCTGACTACCTTTTGGGAAGAACTGATTTACGAAAAGGTGGAGAGTGGGACGACCTTATCAAACAATACCAGCTCTGTGACGAAGATAAGAAAAACCTCGTCAACAGACTACTCGGTTTAACCATAATCGAAAAGGGTGTACCCCAGAGAGTAGAACTGAAAGACGAGGAAGATATGTCTGCTATTATGGAATTACTATCGGTATTCGACCAGCTCAATCTTCTCGGAAAATCCAGAGTTATTTCCGTAGCGGCTACCGAATTGGACAAAAAATAAAACGACCTCGATTAAAAGGTCGTTGTTACAGAAACCAAAAACTTTTTGTGATTTCTTTATAATATTATTTTCATTGCTTTATATAATGATATATTCATTTCTTTAAGAATTGAGATAAAATAAATGGTTTGTGTAACAAAACACTCTCAAATGCCTTAAAATAAGGATTTTTGATGTTACATTTTCCGACCACTTTGTTACAGAAACTATTTTTACAATCGGCTCTTTTGAAGAATAAAGGACCGTATCGCAGCGATTGAAAATGGTTTTTGGACAGAAAGTGTAACAAATTCTGTAACACAGGAGGTGCGTATGAACGGTGTAATTTATGCTCGATATTCGAGTCACAATCAGCGAGAAGAATCTATCGAGGGACAGATACGAAAGTGTAAGCTATTTGCTGAACAAAACAATATAACGATTATCGGTGAATATATAGATAGAGCTATCTCCGGCAAGACCGACAGACGAGAGGGATTCCAAAAGCTGATGCAAGATAGTGAAAAGGGACATTTCCAAGCCGTGATTATGTACACCTTGGACAGATTTGCTCGTAATCGATATGATTCTGCACACTACAAGGCAAAGCTAAAAAAGAACGGTGTAAGACTTTTCTATACAGAACAATCTATTACCGACGAGCCAGAGGGTATCATACTTGAATCGGTCTTGGAGGGAATGGCTGAATATTATTCTGAAAACCTTTCCCGAGGTGTTCGCAGAGGTTTGAAAGAAAATGCTCTAAAATGTATGGTTACAGGAGGGTATATGCCCCTTGGTTATCGAAAGACCGCAGACAAAAGATTTGAGCCAGACCCGATTACTGCTCCCATAGTACAAGAAATATTCGATTGGTATGCCAACGGTAGAAGTCAGCGACAGATTGTAGATTTATGTAATGGAAAAGGATATAGGACCGCCAAGGGTCTTCCGTTCAGACTTGGTAGTTTGTCCACAATCCTTACCAATAGAAAATATATAGGTGTTTATGAATTTGACGATGTAGTGGTCGAGAACGGAATCCCGGCTATCGTAGATGTTGAAACCTTTGAGAAAGTACAATATATGCTCAAAAAGAATAAACGCACCACAGGTCGTATGAAAGCTCCGGCTCTGTATATGCTCACAGGAAAATTATTCTGCGGACATTGTGGTAGTCCAATGGTAGGTGAAAGTGGTACAAGTCAGACCGGGACAATATATAATTATTATAAATGTAGTGACCGTAAAAAGCATAGAGGTTGTCAAAAAGCTAACGAGAAAAAGGAATGGCTCGAACAACTCGTGGTACGAGAAACTATAAACCAAATTATGCAACCAGATGTTATTCGGGAAATAGCCGAAAATGTCGCAAATTTAGCCCAGAAAGAGTTTAACGACCGTAGCCGATTACTTTCCTTACAAAAGGAATTAAAGAGCGTACAGACGGCAATTTCTAATCTCCTACGGCTTGTTGAAAAAGGAATCGATACCGACGATGTGGGCGACAGGCTTCTGGACCTTAACGCTCAAAAAAGCGATTTACAAAAGCAGATAGATAGCGAATGTCGAGAGGAACTTGCAGTTACTCTTTCTGTCGGTGATGTGTTTATGGACGTGCTACATGAATATCCTGATATAACTGTTCACCTGACATTATTTAATGCGACAATTGCTCAAGGTGTTCCACAGAAGCTTGAACATAATGATATAAAGTGGATAGCTGTGTCGGAGATTAATGACTATGATTTTTGTCCGGCGGATACAGAAATACTGATCAAAATCAAAGAGATGTTTTAATGTGTAATAAAATGTGAATACAAAAGGAGTACGAATAATGAATATTGAGAGAGCTAAAGAAATAATTTCAATTCTTGCTGAAGGAATAGATCCAATAACGGGGGAAGTTTTGCCAGATGAATGCATATGTAACAAACCCGAAGTAATAAGAGCGTTTTATTGTATTTTGAACGAAAAAAACATAAAATCAAAAGCTTTATCACCAGAAAATGCAGGAAAACCTTGGACGGAAGAAAACGATGCTGAATTGACATCACTTTATAATAGTGGAATGAAAAAAGTGAGTTACAGAAGCATTTCAAAAGAACTTCTGCAAGCATTGAAGCCAGATTGCTGA